TAAAAAACACTCTCCTAAAAATATATTTCAAACGTTTATTTTATTTTTAAAAACAAAAATAGAACTAAAAAATTAAAAATAAAATAAAATATTGTAAAAATCTTACATTTATATTATTATAATAAATGAAAATAATCGAACTGTCAAATTTATGTTCGAGAAAATTCGAACGGAATTATTTAAAACGATTTTAAACAATAAAAAATAAAGTTAAGTATAAAACATCGAAAAAAGTAAAAGAAAGCCTTATAAGGGGCAAATTTTGGATATTTTTCATATTTAGGAGGAATTATGAAAGAAAAAGAAATTGTGAAATTGATAAGAAGTTTAGATGAATCAGAAAGAGATGCAATATATCAAATAATGAAATCTATTATTGGAAATGAAAAAGCAGAGTAATAATTTACTCTGCTTTTTTTGAATTTATTTTTTTCATAGTTTCGATAATAAGTTTTTGAGAATCTTCGTCTAAAGAATCATATAAATCAAGAAATTCAAGCTCTTTATCATCAAGTTCAAAATCATCATATTTATTTTCTTTATTTATGATTTCTCCTTGGCCTGATTTTATCCAATTAGGATTTACTTTCAAATCTTTAATTAAGTCTCTTTTTATTCTAGGTGTTATAGATCTTATTCCTTGTTCTATATTTCCAACTTGAGACCTAGATATTCCTAATTTACTAGCTAATTCTTGTTGTGTTAGACCGAGTTCTTCTCTTATAGCTTTTAATTTATTCAATTAAATCACCTCATAAAATATTTTACCATTATAAATGACACAATACAACTACAAATTGACACAAAGAAGAAAAAAGAGTCAAAATGTGTCGAAATAAGGTTGACTTTTACCACTTTGTGTTGTAACATTGTAAATAAATAACACAAAGTGTCGAAGGGTGGCGTTGAAATTGTCTGAAAAAGAACTTATAAATCTTATGAAAAATATGAAACATAACTTTCCTAACGAATTTTATGAAACGATAGGATTTATGAAAGGACTAAAAGTAAGAATGGAAAATGAAAGAGAATTATCAAAGCTATATGATGAATATGAAATAAAAAATCAGTAGTAAATCTAAAAACTAAAAGGTGTGTGATTTTAACCAATCACACACTTACAAAAAGTAAATGAAAGTCAGTTTTTTCAAAAGTCCTAGTGGCTTTTAACGGGCTTGTAATAAGTATTAACTTTAAGACAAAAATAATAGATTAAATATAAAAATAAATGCCTAGTAAAGTAGTTTGTAAGGAGACTAAACGGTGATGTAACATGAGCAAAGTTTTAAGAAAAAAATATATAGAAAGTGATTATGAAAGATTACATACAAGATTAGTAGAAGAAGGCATATGTGAAACTGAATTAGATAGCATAGTTGATGTTAGAAGTGGATGTATATATGATACAAAAACAATCACATCAGGAACTATGAGAGAAGTTGAAGTATTTCCTATGTATCTAAAAAAAGATATGCCTGATGAATGGAGATTAAAAAATACAAGAGAAGCACAGAAAAATCTAAATAATAAAAATGCTATTAAAAACTTTACTAGAAAATTAAATATGAATTTTGTTAAAGGTGATTATTATTTAACTCTAGAGTACTTAAATAAATATCTACCAAAGGATCACAATGAAGCTAAAAAACAAATGCATAAATATATAAGACGCTTAAATTATTTATACATGAAAATTCAACTAGCGAATGGAGCTCCTAAGAAGAAAATAAAAAGAATTAAGTATATGTTTATCACGGAACACTCAGATGTTAAAAAGATAAGATGTCATCATCATATGGTACTTGAAGCAGTATTACCTATAGAAGTAGTTGAAAGAGAATGGAAATTTGGAAATAGAACCAAAATAAGTTTTCTATCTCCTGATGATATGGGATTAACTGGACTAGCTATGTATCTATCAAAAGACCCAAAAGGTAAGAAAAGATGGTGTTGTAGTAAAAATCTAAAAAATCCTGAAATCACAAGAAACTTAACAAAATTCAGTAAAAAGAAAGTTAGAGAAATAGTTAATAATCAAAATCTAATTAAGTATGAAATGGAAAAAAATAATCCTGGATATATATTTGTAGATGCTCAAGTTTACATCAATGAATTTAATGGAATGCCTTACATATATGCTAGAATGCGGAAAATAAACTGATAAAGTTTAAAAAGTGAGGATAAAAATGAACATAAGGGTAGAAGAATTAGAGTTAGAAGCTAATCAAAGAATACTTGATGATATGAAGGAGCTACTAGATAAACATGCTCTTAAATATATGAATACAAGCGCATTTATGGCTCTTAATAAATGTGTAGATGAATTGGTATATGTGGAACAATGCTCCAGACTTCAAAAACTAAAAGTTATATAGAGATATATATGAAAGGTAGAGATTAGAGTGAAAAATGAAATACAAGTATTAGATGATAGATATATATTAGGTAAAAGAGTAAAGACTTATGGTGATATAGAGAATCCATTATTTTTAGCTAGAGATGTAGCTGAATGGATAGAGCACAGTAGAGCATCAGAGATGTTAAAAGGGATAGATAAAGAAGAAAAGCTGATGCAAACAATCATTGCATCAGGTCAAAGAAGAGAAATGTGGTTTTTAACTGAAGATGGATTATATGAAGTATTAATGCAAAGTAGAAAACCTGTAGCTAAGGAATTTAAAAAGAAAGTAAAGAATATGCTTAAAGATTTAAGAATGAATAGATTAAATCTATATCAAGATATGAGTCCAGAGCTAAAGGCGATATTTGTAATAGATAAAAAACAGCAAGAAATGGGCGTAAAGGTAGATTATTTATACAATCACATGACTATAGACTATGAACAACAAGAGAACTTAAATCAATTAGCAAGGAGTAGAGCAGTAGATCTCCTTGGAGGGAAAACATCACAAGCATATAAAAGGGTAAGTAAAAAACTATTTTCAGAATTATGGAGAGATTATAAAAGATACTTTGGAGTAAATAGTTACAAGAATACAGCTAGAAAAGAATATGAGAATGCTAGAGAGTATTTAATCAAATGGAGTCCTTCAACCAATCTTAGAATAGAAATAGAAGCTATAAATGGGCAATTCTCATTTGTTGAATAGGAGGTAACGGTATGAAAATAACAATAGAGTTTAATAGTGTAGAAGAGTATTTAGAGTTTAAAGAAAAAAGTGCTCAAGAAGAGCAAAATCAAGAGCACTTTACTATTTGTGAAGTTAGAAATGAAAATGGTCATTCTGTTATAAAACAAACAGTAGAGCAAATTATGGTTGGACTACATCAAAAGAACCATCTTCATTTTCTATAAGTTCCCAATTGGTTCTAAGTATTATTTTTGAAGAAAATTGCTCTATTTCAATAATAAATCCATTTGGATAAGTAGAACGTCTGTGAATACATTCCGCAGTATTCTTCAAAAATTCTTGTTTGATTTCTTGAAAATCTTTACAGAAACCATTTGTATTGATTGTTTTATCTTCTGTAAATACATATTCAAACATAAAATATCCCCCTTCCATAAATATTTGGAATTATATTCCATATAAAAATTATAACATAAGGAGAAATAAAAATGAAATTAAATGACAACTTAAATCGAATTTTGAAAGAAAGAAACCTAAACGTACACCAGTTATCAAAAGGAGCAGGTGTAACACATGAAAATTTATATAAAATTTTAAAAGAAAAGAATAAAAATCCAAGTGTATATACAGTAAAGAAAATTGCTGATTATTTAGGATTAACAATAGATGAATTATTAAAATAGGAGATTAAAATATGAACACATTTATAAGGTTTATGAGTATCTATATATTAACTTATTTAGCTGTGTCTTACATAATGTGCAAGTAGGAGATTGAATATGGAGGAAACTAGAGTGATATTTACATTATCATGTAAATGTTGTGATGATAAGCAAAATATACTAGTTGATAAAAATAAAGCAATAAAACTAGAAAAAATAAAAAATGAAATTATATGTGACAAGTGCATAGAAAAAGGGAGATTGAAATGATAATTCATAGATATATAACTCACGTGTTATCTCGCGAGTCAGATGAACCAATATTAAATGATTTTGAGGGTAATATAAATCCTCAGATAGATAAGTTTTTACAAAGCATTATAAAGAAAGTAAGCAAAGATGATTTATTAAGAAGAGCTAAATTTGATTATAAAAAAGAAAATACAGTTAGAGAATGTTGTGAATCTATAATACATAATGAAAATACATTTATAGAAAACTCAAAAGAAATAGCTGCATATTTATTTGACATAATGAAATTAGATTCAGATGCAGATTCATGTGATTTAGTTATATGCTTATATACAGTTAAAGATCAATATAGAGTAGCAATAATAAAGTTAGATTATAGAGCAGCATATAATCGTTCAATAGAATTTGAGGATGATAAGTTTAATATACAAATGAAGTTAAATGAAGAATTAATATCAGATACTAAGAAACCGAAGCAATGTGCATTAGTAGGTGTTAGTAGTTTAAATAGTGAGTATGATTTAGAAATATTAGATAAAGATTCTGAAAAAGAAAATATTAGCTCTAAGTTTATAAATGACTTCTTAGAAGCTTATAAGATAGATGATGATTCATATAAGACTAAAGTATTCATTGCATCAGTTAAAGCGTGTCTATCAAATGCGTGGATAAAGGATAGACATATAGTAAACTTGATAAAATGCGATAGAGCTATGGAAGTACTAGAACATATTGCGTTAAATAATTCAGTTATAGATGTAAAAGAAATAGCAGATGAAATATTCAATAGCCATGAAGATAAAGAGCTTAAATATAACTTTATAGAGCGTTTTAAAAAGAATGATATATCTAGATTCAATATAGATAAAAAAGTAGCTGAAAAAATGCTAAATAATAGGAATATCAAAACTAATACGGGCATTAAAATATCAGCTAAATTAGATGATATTAGAAATAACTTAAACTTCACTATAAAAGAAAATGATGAAGGAACGTATGACTTGATAGTAAAAAACGTTGAGTTTGTAGAGGTGAATTAAGTGTCATTAATAAAAGGCAAGGAAGAAATTATAAAAATAGCAGAAGAAATAGCAAAAGACATGGGAATAGAAAAACATGAAATACAACATTCAGATAGATGCTATGACATATATATACTAGCTGTTAGAGAGTATGACAGGAGACAAAAACTAGAAAGGTGAAATAATACATATGAAAAGATTAAAGAAACTAACTAGAAATCAAAAGGAATTTTTAGTTAGAAAATTAGGTGTTGAAAGTAAAAATTACCTGGTAGAACGAAACACTTCGGAATTTACTGTATTTTTTAATATAAAAACTAAAGAAAAAATAACCTATCATAAAGAATTTGACTCAATAGTTAAAGAAATATAAGGGGATGAGAGTATGGGTGGAATGGTAGTAATACCTAAAAAGAAACATAATAGAATCATTGAAGAAAAAGACGAAGAAATAAACAACTTAAAGAAAACTATAGAGCAGTTAGAAGCTAAAGTTAAAAAGTTAAATAGTGTTGAGCATAAATTAGAATCTAGTAAAGAACAAATAAGTAAGCTAACGCTAGAAAATTTCGATTTAAATGAGAACTTAGAAGAAAGCAAAAGAAAAATATTCATATTAACTAATCTATTGAAGTTTGACGCTGATAAGAATATAAAACGATATGAAAACATCAAAAGACGAACTAAGAAATCAAGAGTTAAAGATAAATGTGATAGAAAAATAGAAGATTATATGATGAGGAGAATAGTATATGAAAGGGTAGATACATGAAAGATTTAACGATATTAGGTGCAATTATAGTAATTTCAGTTGTAGTAGTTGGAGTACTAGATGCTCTAGCTATCGCAGTTAGAAAATATAAGAAGTAGGGCAGAGAAAATGAAACTTAGAGAAAATTATATAAGACAAGATTCAGTTGCAAAAGTTTGGGACTGGGGTCAATACAAGGATGAACTTAAGTATGAATACAAGAATGAACATGCTAATGAAGTTAAGACTTATAAAATGAGCAAGGAAGAGTTAGAACAGTACTTAAAAACAGGAGAGTTACCAAAACGTATTTTAAATGGAGAAATTATATGAATGATAGAGAAAAACTGGATAACTTAAAATGTGTATTAGATACTTTGATAATAACTTATAAAAGTGAAGTATCTATAAGTGAAAAATTGATAAATAAAGCTAAAGAAACTAAAGATGATGGTGAATATATTAAATCAGTAATAGAAAGTAAAATTTTTGAGGAAAAGTTAGAATTACTTGAGTATATAAGAGGATTTATATAATAAATAGGAGCAGATTATGAAAATAGAAAAAGATGATATAGATAAAAAAGTTGATGCTATAGTATATTTTGCTAACTATCAAGCGAGAGATTTAGAATCAGATATAGTTAGTTTAGTTAGAAATAATTTAGATAATCTAAATAATGTTAAATGGGAATTAGAAAAGAAAATAACCGAACTAGATTTTATTGATAGGTATACTAGAGAAGAAGAAGTATATGAATGGGTAGAAAGATACGATTTAGATGAAGAGTATTAGGAACTAAAAAGATATAAAACTCAGCTAATAATTAATATATTAGCTAAGTTAATGAAGCACGGATATTCACATATCTATCAGATGTCTAATTAAAGTATATGCAAATTAATAAAAATAATTCGTTATAAAAATATAAAGAGATAAAGAAGTGATAATAGTGTTGAGTAAAATGAAAAGAAGTGAAGAAACAGAACAAATAACATTAATACATTGGTGCAATGTCAATATATGCAAATATCCTGAATTAGAATTAATATATCATGTTCCAAATGGTGGGAAAAGAAACAAATCAGAAGCTATTAGATTAAAACGCGCTGGTGTTAAGAAAGGCGTTCCAGATTTATGCTTGCCAGTGCCAAAGAAAAATTATAATGGATTATACATAGAAATGAAGTATGGAAATGGAAGAACTAGCAAAGAACAAAAAGAGTGGATAAAAAAACTTAATGAGCAAGGATACAAAGCTGTAGTATGTAATGGATTTGAAGAAGCTAGAGATACAATAGAAGAATATTTAGATAAGTAGGGAGAGAAATATGAGTATAGCACTTGATATAAATATAGAAAATAGAGCTAAAGAAATATCTAAAGAAGTTTTAAAAAGTATTGTTTATGAAAATATAGATAAAGATCTAGTTAAAAAACTATCTAAAGAAGTAGCTAAAGAAGCTGTATTTGAAATATTAAACAAAGGTAAGGATAGAAGATTTAGAAATACAAAATTATTAATGTTAAACTATAACAAATTAAAGCAACATATATTAAATGAAAAAGACGAGATAAAAATAATTTATGACTGTATGGATGAATATGATATAAGAGTTGAATATATGTGGTTAGAAAGCATATTGAAAAGTAAAGGTAAAACAGTTCAAATGCTTAAATACGTAGATGAACAACTTATATATTTAGAAAATAAATATCGTGAAAATAAACAATTTGAGAAGTATCAAGCATTTAAAATGTTAATAGTAGAAAATAAGACTATTATTGAAATACAAAAAGAACTTGGATGTGGTAAAAATAGTCCTAACAATTGGAGCAATGAAATAATTAAAGAGTTAAGTGTATTGCTTTGGGGTATAGATGCACTTGATATGTAAGAGGGAAAAGAGAGGGACAAGTGAGAGTTTACTTAGGGAATTTAAAATGTTAATATGATAATATAGAAAAAATATGACTTGATGAAAAAAGATAAATGAAGAAGCTAAGCTCATACAGTTTGCTAGGGTAATAGCGAACTTAAAATAAAGTTTCTGTGATTGAAGGCTAGAGGAATCTAGTCTTTTTATTTTGTAAAAATATAAATAAAAGGATTGATAAAGATGAAGTATAGAAAAAAATCAGAAATAATAGAAGCTGTAAAATGGGATGGAAAGATAGAAACAATAAATGATAACAAATGGCTAGAAGATGAAATAAAAGAAGATAGAGTTATATTAGCAATGAATGATGAATATGATAAAGAACCTTTATTATTGATATTCGATAGTTGGACTAGAGAGTATGAGACAGTAGAAGCAGGGGATTATGTAATAAAAGAGACACATAATCAAAAGCATAGAATAAGAACTATGAAATCTGATAATTTTGAAGAAATGTTTGAAGTTGTAGAAGATAAGGAAAATAATTGTGTTGTAGTTGACTTAGAATTAAACACAGAAGAATTTCATAAAAAACTAAATGAAGCTAAAGAAGAATTAGAAAAAGTATTAAATTATAATATAAAAGATAAAGATAGCTTTAAGGTTGTGACTAAAGATATGTACATATCACAAATGGCAGGAAAAGCAGACCTAAATACACTTAATATACAATGGAATAGAATATCTAAAGGGCATAATTTTGTTTTGCTTAAAGAAGATCCTATATCATATAGATACTATAATGTAGAAGAAATAGACAGATTATTTGAAAGGGATAATTTAGAGAAATGTAAAGTAGAAGAATGTAAAGTCACAACTTGTATGCATGGTAAATTAGATTCAGTTTCTACTAAACAAAATAAGGAGACAAGTTATGAAGTGCATATGTGATAATTGTGAGCAAGAGTTCTTATTAGAAGCTAAAGATATAAAGCATAGAGCTATAGATGAGCTAATGATAAATGTTAGTTACTTTGAGTGTAGTAACTGTAAACAAAAATATATAATAGAATGTGTAGATCAATATATACTCAAAGAACAAAGAAGATATTTAAGATTATCTAGACAGAATGGTAAAAATGAATCTACTATGAAAGCTTTAAAAAATATGAAGGTTCATAGCGATAGATTGAAGCTTAAAGTTATTGATTTATTATAGGTGATAATATGAATAAATTAGAACTTAAGAAATGGATAAAAGAGTTATTAACTCAAGGTAAGATAGATGATTTTTATAAATCTAAGTACTGGAGAAAGTTAAGAAAAGAAGTTCTTAAGGAACAAAAGGAAAAATGTCAAGAATGTTTAAAGCTAGGTAAAATAACTAAAGCTAATACAGTACATCATGTTCAGTTTGTAGATAAGCATCCAGAACTTGCTTTGAGTAAGTTTTATACATACAAAGGAAAACAATATAGAAATTTAATATGTGTTTGTCCTGATTGCCATAATAAATTACATCCTGAAAAGCAAAAGAATAATTTAAAAGAGAAGCTTATTAATAAGGAGCGATGGTAATAAAATAACGTACTTAAAAGCTTTTATAAATAATAAGCGTATATTTATATATAAACATAAAATAAAACGTCTTAGAATAGCAATAAAGCCCCCCTACCCCTATATACCCTTTTTTAAATTGGGGGATGTGCGAGCGGAAGGGGGTCCTTGTATGCAGAGAAATTCCATTTTTAAAAAAATGTAATTTTTTCAGATGAAAATGCAATTTTCACTTATAAAAAATATAATAAAATTTTATTTTTGAGGTGGTGAATTTGAAAGATGTTAAAAAAATAAAAAAGTATCAGGAAGCTGAAAAAGACTACGTTTTAGGTATGAGTATACCTGAAATATCTAGGAAGTATTCTGTAAAAGAAGCCACCGTAAAAACATGGATAAAAAGGCATAGGTGGAAGCGGACAGAAATTCAAAAAAAATCAGATAAGCAGACAGAAATAATAATTGATGGTAAAAATTTATACCAAATAAGAGAAGAACTTTTAAATCAATTAGAGATAGTAGGAAAAAAAAATATTCAAAGTATAATAGAAATAGAATCTTATATTGATAGTTTAAAGGATTATTATAAATATAAAAATGATTTAGATGAAAGAGGTCATTTAATAGAAACTAAAAAAGGTATAAAACATAATGAAAGTGCAGCTTTGAAAACAAAATCATCAAATGAAAGAAGAAAGATATTAGAGTTCTTAGGATTAAATGACATTATAACTGTTAAAGAGGAAGATGACGATGAAGAGTTATAGTAAATACATCGATCCTTATATAAATAAAATATTAAATAATGAAATTGAACACTGTAATGAGCAAGAATTGATGATTAACAATATAATAATTCCAGTTCTTGAAAGAGAAGATGTATACATAGATGAAAAAAGAATAGAAGATGGTTTATCTTTACAGAAATACTTTCCATACAAGTTGATTGAGTGGGAAGTATTTTTATTTGCATTAATAGTAGGAGTATTCTTTGATAATGGAGATATAGTATTCAATGATATACGCATCATAGTTGGTAGAGGTAGTGGTAAAAATGGATTTATTTCATATTTAAGCTTTTATTTTTTAAGTCCCCTTCATGGAATACGAGGGTATAATATTGACCTATTAGCAAACAGTGAAGATCAAGCTAAAACAACATTTAAAGATGTATACGAAATAGTAAAAGAACCAGTTAAAAAATCATATGAAGAAAAGCTTAAGAAAAATTTTAATGCGACTAAAGAAGAAATAACAGGGTTAAAGACAAAATCGGTTTTAAGATTTAATACATCGTCTAAACGAGGTAAGGACTCAAAAAGAACAGGATGTATTATTTTTGACGAAAAACATGAATATGTAGATGTATCTAATATGAACACTCTTACATCTGGTTTAGGTAAAGTTAAACATGGAAGAACGATAACTATAACTACTAATGGTCATGTAAGAGGTGGAGTTTTAGATAGAGAACTAGATCAAGCTAAAGATATTTTAAAAGAATATAATCCTTTAAATAGAACTTTAATATTTTGGTGTAGGATTGAAGATGAAAAGGAATGGAATGATCCAACAAAATGGATTAAAGCTATACCATCTTTAAATGATTTTACTGAGTTAAAATCAAGGATACAAAAAGAAGTAATTGATATGCCACATAATATGGACTATTTTCCAGAGTTTATGGCTAAAAGAATGAACTTCCCTATAGGAAATAAAGAATTAGAAGTTGCTACATGGGATGATATTCTAGCAGCTAATAGACCTCTTATAGATTTAACAGGGTTTGAATGTGTAGGAGGTGTTGATTATGCTAAAACTAATGACTTTGTGGCTTGTTGTTTAGTATTTAGAGTAGATAAAGTATATTATGTTATCCATCATACATTTGTATGTATGAAATCAAGAGATTTACCAGGAATAAAAGCTCCATTAGAAAAGTATGCGAAAATGGGACATCTTACTTTTGTAAATGATGTTGAAATATCTCCTGACTATGTAGTTAATTGGTTCTATGAAATGGGTTCTAAATATAACATTTTAAAAATTGCTATAGATAATTTCAGATATTCTTTATTAAACTCAACATTTAAGAAGATAGGGTTTGATGCTTTTGAAAAAAAGAATATAAGATTAATTAGACCTAACGATATAATGAAAGTTGCTCCGATTATTAATTCTGTATTTATAAATCATAACTTTGCATGGGGAGATGTATCGGAAGATGGTACAAATCCTATAATGTGTTGGTATACACATAACACTAAAAAAATTGAGAAAAACGGAAATATGACATATGAAAAAATAGAGCCTAATTATAGAAAAACAGATGGATTCATGGCTTTAGTTAATGCAATGGTTATCTCTGATGAAATAAAAGATAAAATAAAAATACCAAAGATTAGAGTTATTACTTAGAAAGAAGGTGATAGTATGGCTTGGTATGATTTTTTAGAAAAACTGATTCCATCTAAAAAAAATAACACGACAAAAGTTATTATGACACCGTTAATTCAAGAAATATATTTTAAAGAAATGGCTTTATATACTGCGGTAAGTTATATAGCTAATGCAATATCAAAATGTGAAATAAAAACTTATAGAAATGGAGTGGAAATTAAAGAAGATTCATATTTTCTTATGAACATATCTCCAAATGAAAATTATAATGCAAGTAAGTTTTGGCATAAAGTTATTGAAAAAATGTACTATGATGGAGAAGCTTTAGTTATAAGTAAAGAAAATAAATTATTTTGTGCAGATAGTTTTTATGTAGATGAAGATCCTATTGAAGGAAATACATATAAAAATATAGTTGTTGATGGGAAAGATATAGAAGGAATTTTTCATGCTAAAGAAGTGTATTTATTTGAATTAGACAATAAAAAAGTCAAAGATTTAATTGACGGAATATATCAAGGATATAGTGAATTAATTGGATTTGCACAAAAAATTTATATGAAATCAAATGGTTCAAAATATAAAGTTAAAATGCCTATGACGAAAATAGGAGATGATGAATTTAATGAAGCATTTGAAAAATCGATAGAAGATCAATTAAAAATTTTTATTAATAGCAACGAAGCTGTTTACACTGAATATGAAGGCTATGAGCTTATAGATATGACTCAAAATGGAAAGAGTAAAGATGTAAAAGATATTATAGATTTAAGAGAAGAAATATTTAAAATTGTAGCTCAAGCGTGTAATATTCCTTTATCATTAATGTCAGGTAATATTACTAATATTAATGATGTAGTCAAAGCATTTATAACATTCGCAATAGATCCAATTGCAATTATGATGAGTGATGAATTGACTAGAAAACAAGGAAGTAATAGAAAACATAGTTGTAATGCATGGAAACAAGGTCAATATTTTAAAGTAGATACGTCTAAAATTAATCATATTGACATATTAGAATCTGCTAATAATATAGATAAATTAATAGCAAGTGGATTTGTGTGTATAGATGACTTAAGAAGTTTAACTGGAATGAACTTAATAAATAATGACTTTAGTAAGACTCATTTTATAACTAAAAATTATGATACTATTGAAAATCGATTGAAAGGAGAGGATATAAAAAATGAATAAGCAATATTATTCATTACAAAAATCAGATAATGAAGCTAATATAGTCATTTATGGGAATATATCATCGTGGAGTTGGAATGAAAGAAATACATCAGCGTATAATCTGTCAAAGCAATTAGAAGATCTTGATGTTGATTTCATAAATATATATATTAATTCATATGGTGGAGAAGTCGCAGAAGGATTAGCTATTTATAATACATTAAAAAGACATAAAGCAACAGTTAGAACATATTGTGACGGTTTCGCATGTTCTATAGCCAGTGTTATATTTATGGCTGGAGATGAAAGAATAATGTCTAATGCTAGTTTATTAATGATACATAATGCTTGGACAAATATTTCTGGTAATGCAAATGAACTTAGAAAACAGGCGGATGATTTAGAAAAAATAACTCAAGCATCTATAAATGTATATTTACAAGATGTAAATATATCAGAGGAAGAATTAAGGCAACTTTTAGATAATGAAACATGGCTAACGCCTCAAGAAGCATTTGAAAAAGGATTTGCAACTACCATAACAAATGAAAAGAAAAATGAATCAGTAAGCCAAGATATTAGAAATTATTTAATGTCTATGATACTAGAAAGACAAGAACAAGAAAAAGAAAAGAAATTAGAAGAATTACATCAAAAATTAAAAGAAGGCGAAAAAGAACCAAATAAACAAATAATAAGCGGTTCTTTTTTTAATGCAATAAATAAAATAGTGGGAGGAGAAAAATAATGCCAATATCAGTAAATACTAAAATACAAGACCCAGGAGTAGGAGCAGTTGTCCAAGCTGCATTAGGAAGTGGAGCGCAAGAAGGTGATAATTTAGCTATGGAAGAAGCTCTTTTAATATTTAAACAACATATAATTGATGAAGTTAAGGCTGATTCTGATAAGTATAACGAAGAAGCAGATAGAGCTGTATTAGCACAAAGAGGATATAGACAATTAACAAATAAAGAAAAAGTTTGGTATCAAAAATTTATAGAAGCATCAAAAAGTAGAACACCAAAGCAAGAATTCTCGAATTTTTTAACATCTCCAGAAGGTATAATGCCAGAAACTATAATAGAAGATGTATTTAAAGATTTAAGAGAAGAGCATCCATTATTAAACAAGATAAATTTTACTCATACAAAATTTTTAACTAAATGGGTATTGAATGATCATACAAGAGATACTGCATTCTGGGGCGAATTAAACTCAGACATAGAGAAAGAGATAACATCAGCATTCAAAATTGTAGATATATCTCAAAATAAGTTATCTGCATTTGCTGCAATACCTAAAGATATGCTAGATATAGGACCAACATTTATAGATAAATACATAAGAGAAGTTTTAAAAGAAGCTATTTCTTCAGGACTTGAAAAAGCTATAATAGATGGAACAGGTAAGAATGAACCTATAGGATTAAATAGAAATATATCTAAAGGAGTAAGTGTTTCAGATGGAGTTTATCCTAAAAAAGATACAATATCTGTAACATCTTTTTCTAAAGAGGAATATCCGAAATTAGTATCTAAATTAATTAAAACAGAAAATGAAAGAATGAGAAAAATAGAAAAGAACCCAGTTACACTTATATGTAATCCTATTGATTATTATAATAAAATAATGCCTGCAACAACTGTTGAAACATTTGGAGGATACAATCGTAATGTTTTTGTGATTCCTACTGATGTTATAAAATCTAATTTTATACCTGAGGGTGAAGCTATACTATGTTTAATAGAAGAGTATTTTATGGGTATGGGTGGATCTAAAGATGGAATAATAGAGTATTCAGATGAGTATAAATTCTTAGAAGATATGAGGTATTACAAAATAAAAACTTTTGGAGATGGTAAAGCTTATGATAATACGTCAGCGTTATTATTAGATATATCAGAATTAGAACCAACATATACAACAGTTAATATTAATACAGATACTCAAACTTTAGCTAAACAAGCATCAAGAAAGACTAAGTAATGGAATCTAAAGAATCCTTAATAATAAAAGTTAAAAATATTTGCAACATAACTTGGGAAGATGAATCTATCAATGAAAAAATAGATAGTATGATAGAAGATGCAGAAATAGCATTAAATCATAAGTTAGGTGCTACGATAGATTATTCTGTAAAAGGTATGGAGCGTAGATTATTTTTAAATTATTGTCTGTATGCATGGAATGATTGTTTAGATGAGTTTGATAAAAAATATATGAATGAGATATACCAAATAAGAGCTATATATGAGGTAAAGCAATATGCTGAAAAGAAAAATCAATCAATATAATGATGGAGTATTGAAGTTTGGTAGATATGTAGAAAAGTATGATAATAATGAAATTTTATTAGATGAAAAAGAGTTTATTCAAGAGGGTAAGCTCTTTTTTTCATATAAAACCATTAGAGAGCAGGATAGGTTAAAGTTTGATGATACAGGGTATAAAATAGAACTGAAGATTAACACTCCATATATGAATAAAATAAAGAGTGATCATATAGTTTTAATTGATGATAATGTATATAGTATTAAATACATAGAACCTGATTTTACTAAAAAGAATCTATATATGTTTTTAAGTAATTATGAAGATGAAATGGATACATATATATCTATTTATAAATCAAATAGAATTAGTCCTATAGCAAATCCAACTTTAAATATATTTAAAAATGCTTGGTGTAAAGTAGAAAATCTTTTAGATAAATCTACTAGAGAAAAGTCATCTAATGATGTATCTAAAATTATTGTTCAGAAAAAGATAACTTTAAAATATATTGAAGAGTTAGATTCATCAATAAGTAAAGATATTTTATCAAAATATAAAATTAGTATTAATGGAGTTAAGTATAAGATAATTAGTTCATTAAATGTTGAAAATGAGAAGTCTTTAATACAACTTGAAATTGAAAAGGTGACTTAATTATGGGATTAGAATTTGATTTTAGCAAAGCTAAGGCTAATTTAATGATTCTCCAAAAAAATGTTAGAAAAAACGTAATAGATAAAAGTCTTGATGCAGGAGCTGAAGAAATTCTTAAAGAGGAATTGGAAAATGTTCCTGTTCATACACCTAATAAAAAGAACCGTAGGGCTGGTGGTAGATTGAAAGCTAGTCTAGGTATAGGCAAAAAGACTGGAACTGACTTAAAACGTAAAGTTCATGTAGGAATACAAAATGCTCAAGAGAGAGAAGTTGTATATGGATATTATCAAGAGCATGGATATTCTAAAGGTGGAAAGGCAGTTGCGGGAAAGAAATGGATGAAAAGATCATTTAATAATTCAATAAAAAAAGCAAATGAAAAGATAAAAGATGTTGTAATTAAAGAACTAACTTCTGGTATTAAAAAGTAGGTGATATAATGCATCAAATATTAGTTGATTTACTTGAACAATTCGGAATAGACATAGGATGGGAAGAGTTAGATAACACAGAGTCTTTAGATGAATATATAGTATTTAGCATATACGATGATAAAGATTCTAATATAACAACAGAGGGCAATTTAACTGAAACATATTATATAACGGTTAACTATTGGTATAAGAATTTAGATAATATAAATAAGTATAGAAGAATTAAATCCTTACTAAAGGAAAATGGATTTATCTATGATGGAGGTAATGATTTAAAAGGAGAAGGAGTTCGTGGTAAAAGCATGGACTTTATATATGTAATGGATATATCAAGTATGAAAGAGTAGTTTTGTAATCAAAACTACTCTTTTAATGTATAAATAAAAAAGTTATGAAAGAAGGTAATATTATGTCAAAAACAAAAGCATGTGTAGGATTAAGTAACATACATTTTGCACCTTTTAACGGTGGTGAATTTGAAACTCCAGTTAGGATTTCTCATGCAAAGAAGATAGAAAATAAATTTAAATATGAAAATATTCAAGAATGGGCTGATAATATAGCAGTAATAAATGAATTCCTATATGGTGGTGGAGAAGGATCATTAACTACACTAGGATTAAGCAAAGAAGAAAGAGTGTTGTTATTTGGGAATAAAGCTGTTAAAGGTGGAGTTGCAGTAACAGATTCAGATGAAGCTCCTATAGGAGCATTTTTATTTGAGAGAAGATTAGTAGGTGGAGCTAAAAGATTCTATGTTGTATATGCTTGTAAGTGTTCTCCAACGGATATATCAGGAGAAACTATAGAAGAAGGTAAGGGAAATTATGAAACTAATGATATAGAGTATTCTATAAGTTCATGTGAACATGAAGGAGTAAATTTAGTTTATTTCTATATAGATACAAATGATTCAACAGTAGATCAACAACAAGTTACAAACTGGTTTAAAGAAGTACAGTTTCCTCAAGAAATTACAGACACAGAATCACTTAAAGCTACAGAAACTAATATAGATGATGGAACAGGAAGAATTAAAGTTACAAAATCTAAAAAGCAACCAGAGAAGAATATAGAAAAAGATATAGAAACTACAAAATTAGATTCTAAGGAAGTTTCAGAGGCAAAGTAATATAAAATATCAAAGGAAAATAAAAAGACTGTATGAATAGCTTTAAATTCATGCAGTCTTTTTATTTTAACTAATAGTATGCATTGCTAATAAAAAGTAGGTGATAAAAATGTATACATCGACTTTAAATTTAGATGGACATGAATTTAAAGGAACAATGGATATATATTCATTGAAGAAGATACAAGAGGACCTTTTAAATGAAGGTGAACAAACAAGTATTACTAATATATTTATAAAAATTTCTGAGTTCAATATGCTTTATATTTCTTCATTTGTACTTAATACATTAGCAAGAATAGATAAATCACAATCTAATAAATTCTTAGAAATTTACTTAAAAGATACAGATGATTTAGAAGCATTAAATAGATTTAATTCTATTTTTACATATATAAATGACGTAATGATGAAATGTCTTCCTAAAACAAAAAGTAAAGAAGAATCAATCTTTGAAGATGATTATTATGATGATAAAGATTGGGAATTTGATTACATGGAATATATATGGAACAGCATAATCGGTAGAAATGATAATTTTTGGAATATAACTCCGAAAAATTATTTTGAACAAGTTGAAATATATAAGAAATTTAACAATATAAAAACTGAAGAAGTTGAAATGTTTTAAGGGGGTGGCTAAATGTCTAATAAGAAAGAGGAAATAGGTGAATTAGCCATTGCTCTTAGTTTTGAATCTCAAAGTGCAGATAAACAAATTGCAGCTTTAAATAAATCTATTAATAGAACAGAAAAGGAATTTAAATCTGCTGCAAAAGGCGTTGAAAACTTTGAAAATACGTATCAAGGTCTAGATGCAAAAATAAAGAAAAATACAAAACAATTAGAAGATAATAATAAGAAATTAGAAATTCAACAGAAAGCTCATAAAGAAGCGGCTCAACAATTAGAAAAAAGTAAAGAGAAGCTTGATAAAATGAGTGATAGTGTAGATAAAAATTCTAAAGAATGGAAAGATCAAGTTCAATTAGTTCAAAAAAATGCTGATAAGTATTTGAAATTATCTACGGATATTGAAACTACAAAAGTAAATATATCTAGATTATCTCAAGAATTAACAGATTCTAAAACTAAGTTTGAACAATTAGGAAATAAAACTGAAACACTAGATGAAAAATTAGAGAATATATCAAGAGAAGCAGAATTAACTCAATCAGAATTTAATAAATTAGGAACACAGTTAAATCAAAATGGTACATACTTTCAAAAGTTAGGTAACGAAATAAATAAACTTTCATCTGAAATTAAATCAGGTACTAGTAAAATAAATGCATATGAAAATGAAATTGATAAATTATCAAGTACTTTAAATAAACAAAAAGATGAATACTCTCAATTAGAATCTAAAATACAAACATACTCTCAACATCTTGATAGAGCATCAAATATGTATGGAGAAAATAGTTCACAAGTTAATGAATACAGGCAGAAACTATTACAATTAAAAGATTCATTTAATACTCTTGAAAATGAAATAAATCAAAATGAGAATGAATTAAAAGAATATAGAACAGCTCTTAATAATACTCAAGTAGAGGTAAAAGAATTATCTAATGAATTATTAAAAATGCCATTTGATAAAATAGGTACTGATATAAAGAATGCTGGAGATAATTTAAAGTCAGTTGGTCAATCAATGACAACAGGCGTAACTTTACCAGTTATAGCTGCAGGAACAGCAGCAACTAAGGCTGGAACTGATTTTACTAGTGCAATGAGTAAATTACAAGCTACATCAGGCATAGCAGATAAAACATCAGAGTCATATAAAAGACTTGAAAAAAAAGCTTTAGAGATGGGCAGTAGTACTTCTTTTAGTTGTTCTTCTGCGGCTGAAGGCCTCACATATCTTGCATTAGCGGGTTGGGATGTAGAAACTCAAATTGAAAGAATAGAGCCAGTACTTCGTGCAGCAGAAGCTGGTGGAATGGATTTAGCTAGATGTTCAGATTTAGTAACGGATAGTATGAGTAGTGCTTCAATAGCATCAAAAGATTTTGCTAAATATTTAGATATAGTTGCACAAGGTCAACGAAAATCAAATACATCTATGGAGCAAATGCTTGAAGCTTATACAATTGCAGGTGGTATGTTTAATTCTTTAAATATACCTTTGGAAGAATCAGGAGCATTACTTGGTATTTTAGCAAATAGAGGAACAAAAGGTTCAGAGGCTGGGAATGCTCTTATATCTGTATTTTCTAATTTAATAACTGAAACTGGTCAAGCAGGAGCAGCACTTGAAAAAATGGGAGTTTCTTTATATGACTCAACAGGAAAGCAAAAAAATATGGTTGAAGTGTTAAAAGAAATGGCTAAAAAATTAGGTGTAACGGCTGATGGAACTTCTAATTTAACTGAACAACAGAAGCAACAATATGCAGCTATGGTTGGTGGAAAAACTCAGTTTGATACTTTAATGAAATTATTAGCTGGGGTATCAGATGAATATGATGAATTACATAGTCAATTAGTTAATAGTAATGGTGCTTTAGAAGAAATGGCAACCATTATGAAGGATAATTTAGGTGGAAAAATAGATAATATGAAATCAGCCTTAGAGGGAGCATTAATAGAAGCATTTAAAGCTCTTGAACCTGTTTTGGAAAATGTAGTTGAATGGATAACAGATGCTGCAAATTGGTTTAGTAATTTAGATGATGAAGCACAAAAAAATATAGTTACTATAGCAGGAGTTGCAGCTGCAGCTGGACCATTACTTATGGCATTAGGACAAGTTTTAATTGTAGGTGGTAATGCAGTAAATTTATTTGGAGCATTAAAAACAGGCACTTCAAATAATATAAAAATGTTTGGATTATTAAAAAGAGCTATTTCTCTTGTATCAGGACCAGTAGGATTAGTAGCTTTAGTTGGTATGTTAGTAGCTGTAATGGCTAAATTAGGAGATAATGAAGAAAAACTATCTGATTTACAAGAAAAATGGGGTGTATTTGGTCAAGTAATAGGCATGGTTTGTGAGACTATGACTGGAACGGTAGAATTATCTATTGGTAATATAGGTATATTAATATCAACTCTTGGAAAAACAATTATGGCCATATTTACAGGTGACTTTAAATCTATAGATGATATTTGGTCAGAAGGATGGGCTAAAATTGAAAATAATACAGCTATAGCAATGTCTAATATAAGAAATGAAAGTACAAATGGAATTGCTTTAATGCGAGATATGACTGAAATTGAATTAAACAATGTTGTTGGAACATTTGATATTGCCTTGAAAAAATTACCTGAACTTACGGCAGATAATGCAGGAGAAATGTCTGATATATTTGTTAATAGAATGCAAGGGTTAGATACTAAAACACTTTCAATACTTCGTGGTACATCAGATACTATGGCGGTACTTTTTGATGGTATCTATGAAAATATGAGTAAGGAAGATGCTAAAAATAAATTTACTGCAAACCTTGAAAGCATGGCTAAAAGTGGTGAATTCACATCTGATAAAATAACTCAAGATATTTCAGAAGCTATGAGTTTAATAGATAAAAATGTGATGGATGGTTCTGAAAGAGTTAAATTATCGGCTCAAAGCATGTTTGATGGAATAGCAAGTATTTCTCAATTTGGTATGGATTCAGCAGTTAGTAATATAGTTAGCTCTATAAATAATATGAGCGATGAGACTATCAAAAGTTTATCAGCTATGGGTGGACATTGGGATACTTTGTTTGGAGGAATTGCATTAACTGGAAAAGATTCCGTAATGGATATGGAACATGATATAAAAGGTAGACTTCAAGAATTAGCTGAAACAAGTCCTCAATTTATATCTGAAATGAAAACTCAAATGGATACATATTTTGGTCAAATAAACGAAAGTGGATCTAGCAATGTAGAAAGTTTAAACAAAAATATAGAAAATGAGTTAAACCAAGCTGAACAAAGTATGGATGTTCATACTAAAAATGGTGCTAAGAGTGTTGATGTAAATACTAAGGATGCAGCTAACAAAGCAGATATAAATACTAAAGATTTATCAAATAAAATTGATACTAATACAAAAAATGCTAATACTAAAGCTAAAACTAATATGGATAATGCAGCTAAAGATGTTGCTAAGGCAACTTCTAATATGGCTACAGAGGCTAAAAAAGGTACAGGAGAAGTAGCAAAAAATACTGATACAGATATGCAAAAAGCTAATAAGGCAGTGCAACAATCAGCAACAGATATGTACAATGGTTCTAAGCAATCATACTCTAAAATGGCGGATGTTGCTAAAGCTGAAGGAACTAGAATGTACAATGGTGTTTCAACATCTGCTCAAAAGATGGCTACTAATGCTAAAAATGCAGCTACTGACATGAATAAAGGAGTTACAACTAGTACTCGTAAAATGGCTGATGCGGCAATTGCAGACTGGAATAGAGTTAGAAATGCTTACTCTAAACCGATTACAGGAACTGTTACTAAGACAACAGTTAATAAAAGTATTTCTGCACAGTCTAAAGTTAGAAGTATTCCTACTAATAATGATATACCTACAATAGCTAGCTTAGAGCCAACATACCAATTAAGAACACCAGATATTAGTGCTTTTGCTATATCAAGTAGATATTATAATTCAAGTTATTCTGAGAGAGTATCTATAACTAAAGCTAAACATAATGATTCAAATAAAGATAATATTTCTAAAACAAATGAATTATTAAATCAACTTATCTCACTAATGAAAAATAATAATCTTAATAATGAGGATATTATAATTCAGGTAAATCTTGAAGGAGAAAAAGTAGTGGATTATGTTAGCAAAAAAATGGCTAGAAATGTTAGAAAAAGGATGTAATTAAATGTTAGTAAACAATAAAAATATAGATATATTTAAATGCAGATGTATAAAATTCACACCAAATTCTTCTACATATAAAAATAATTCTATAGTATATACATGCAATAATATAAATCCTTTTAAAGGGATGAATGTTGAAGAATTAAGAACAGTAGAAACTATATTTATTTTTTATGGGAGTAAAGAAAATATACAGAAGAATATTAGTAGATTTATAGAAGAAATAAAATACTCTATAGTTAATATAGGTAGTTTTTATTATGAAATAAATATAAAAACTACATCCGAACCTACTGTATTAACTAATAACTCGTGTAAATTAAACTTAACTTTTGATTTATTTAATATGTATGAATCAGAAAAAAGTATAACTATAAATACAAGTAAAACAATTACTATAAATAGTCCTAAACCTTGTTATGCTAATTTAGAAATATTAGCTAATACAAATGTAACAGAAGCAGTTATTTCTATAAACGATACAGATATTACTGTAAATAATATAAAAGGTAATGAAAAGATATATATTGGCTCTGGTAAAGTATTAGCAGGAGGTAAATCAAAAATAGAAGATGTTGATATATGGGAATTTCCTATATTAAGACCAGGATCTAATACAATTAAAGTAAATAGAGAAGATGTAAATGTAACTGTTAAATACAATGAAAGATGGTAGCAAATATTGTATAATTAATTTAATAAATAGAAGGGAGGTTAAATATGTATTTAGATACTAATGAATGTTTTAAAAATACTGGAAAAATAAATAGTACTAGATTTGGAGATTTCTATGTAATGGCATCTAAGGGAGATATACAGGAAAAAAAACACTATTTAGATGAACTGCAGTATATTGTAAATAGATGTAGAGATATCCTAAATAACAATGGTTCAATTGAAATATTCAAAGAGTATACAAACGCTCCAGAAGAAACTGTTAAAATCATAGATAATATAAATGATTTTGATGAACTTGTAGAACATATGAATAATATTCATTCCATAAAAATTAAATAAATAATTAGAAGATCCTAAGGTTAGGGTCTTTTTTTATACTTAAATTTGAAAGGATAATAACTATGTTAAAGATAAATACAACTATAAATTTAAATGGAACAAGCGAAATTAATGGACAAGTAGTAGCATATATGAGTGCGAGCATAAGCACAGATGGTCAAAGTGCAAATATAAACAAAAGTATAGCTAATCAAGACTTATACAATGCAAATAAAGCATCAATTAGAGCTGATTTTGCAAAGTTTGAAGATGAAGTATATAAGGTTGAGGATTCAATAAATAGTGAAATATCAGTCATCTTAGATGGTAAATTAACAACAAAATCAATAAAAAAGGATGGTAAATAATTATGAAATTAACAAATAGAAAAATAGTAAATGATGCAAATTTATTAGGGAATTTAACACATAAGCAATTACCTATCAAAGTTTCTTATGCTATAGCAAAGAATATCTCTAAGATAGAAAAAGAATTAGAAATATATAATAAAGAAAGACAAAAATTAATAGATAAATATTGTCTAAAAGATGAAGAAGGTAATTTAATTGATGAAAACAATCAATTTAAAATAGCTGATGGAAACTTAGAATCTTGGAATAAAGATATGAATGAGTTATTAGACATAGAAATTGATATAAATATACATAAGTTTAGTAAAGATGATTTATTTAATAGTAACTGTAATATAACTCCTGCAGAACTTATGCTAATAGACTATATGATAGAAGAATAATGAAAAAGGAGTAAGAGCATGTTGAAATTATATAACAAAGAGCATGTTGCAATAGATACTCTTACAGATACTAAAGATTTAAAAATAGAATATGTACTTAGTGGAGAGGACTTACTTGAGTTCTCTCTTTCTATTTCTGATGAAAAAATAAACTTACTTGAAGAAGAAGGATATATAAGAACTAAAGATAATGAGTATGTTATTAAAGCAATAGATCCTAGTGATAATTTTAAAAGATTTAGTTGTAATATAAATGTTGAGGCTTTAGTTGGAAAAGCTATAGCGAGTTTTGATACAAGTAACAATAATGTAAATGACACTATAAGATTAGCTATAGCTGGAACAGGTTGGATATTAGCAGATAATAATATAACTAAAAGAAGAACAGTAAGACTTACTAATACAAATGCTTTAGAAGTACTAAGAGAAGTTAGAAAAGTATTTAGAGTCGATATTAGGTATGATGCAATAAATAAAATTATATATGTATATGAACAGTTTGGAGAAGATAGAGGCGTTTATTTTAGTGATGAGTTAAACCTAAAATCTTTTAGCATACCTTCTGATACATATGATTATGTAACTAGATTATATCCTAAAGGGAAAGATGGTCTTACTATAGCAAGTATAAATAATGGCAAAGAGTATATTGAAAACTTCCAGTACTCAAATAAAGTTTTAGAGCTTATTTGGGAAGATAATAGATATACAGATGTAAATAGTCTTAAGGAAGATGCCGAGGTTAAATTAGATGAATTATCAAAGCCTAAAAGGACCTATCAAGCAAGTATATCGGATTTAGCTAAGCAAAGTGAAGAATATAATTTTTTAGATTTCTTTTTAGGTGATACTATAACTCTTTTATCTAAACAAGAAAAATTTAGAGATAAACAAAGAATAGTCAAATATATTCAATATCCTGATGATCCTTCGCAAAATAGTTGTGAGTTAGGAAACACTACATTAACATTTGAAGAATTACAAAAAGAAAATGAAGCTAAGAACAATACGATAGATGCAATCACTAGTGATAATGGAACTATAGATGGTTCAAAAGTAGAAAATTTACCAGCCGAGAATATTACTAACTTGGATGTAGAAGTAGCTAAAATAGTTAATTTAGAAGCAATAAGTATAAAAGTAAATAAATTAGAAGCAGCTAATGTTACTATCACTGGCAAATTAAATGCTATAGAAGGGGAGTTTGGTACATTAAAAGCAAATATAGCCACAATAGATAAGATTACAGTAACTCATACAGCACAAATAAATAATTTAGAAGCAAATAAGGCTAGTATAACTCAATTAGAAGCAGTTTCTGCAACTATTGGAATAGTAGAATCGGAAGTTGCTAAGATACAAACACTTGTAAATGGGAATTTAACATCTGAAAATATTCACTCTTTACACTTAACAAGTGCTTCTGTAACAGTTGAAAATGGATTTATTAAAAATGCAATGATAGAGAATTTAGATGTATCTAAAGTTAATGCTGGAGATATATCTACTAATAAATTTAGAATCAAGTCAGATGATGGTGGAATAGAAATTGTAGGAGCAACTCAACAGTTTAAGGATAAGAATAATAAAGTAAGAGTTCAAATAGGAAGAGATAAAAAAAATAATTTTACTTTTTCTTTATTCGATGAAACAGGCGTAGGAGTATTAATAGATCATACAGGAATTAAAAAAGGAGCTATAGCTAATGATTTAATTGTTAGTGATATGATAGCGAGTGATTCAGTAGGAGAAAAACAAATTAATTATAGTTCTTTTGTTACAGGGTTTAATAAAGATACTAACACTAATACTATTAAGTCTACTAAGATAATGCTTAATAATCAGAATCAAACTTTAGATATTGCATTTAATAGCATTAAAACTCAGGTTGATACAACTAAAGCATTAACAGAATCGCATTCTACTACTATAGGCATTATGCAAGGTCAAATAAGTACTGCTATTAACAATACTCAAATAGTAAAAGATGGTCAAACTATATTACTTAAAGATGATTATAATAGAACGGTTCAAACTATAGATAGTATGAAGAATACAATAAGTAGTCATACAAGCCAAATAAGTGGTTTAAATTCTACAGTTAGCACGCAAGGAAGTAGTATAAATCAGTTAAAAAGTCAGATAGCACTTAAAGTAGAGCAAACAGATATTACAACCGCTGTTAATAATATGCATATAGGTACTAGAAATTATATTTTAAAATCTTCGGACCAATATAAAACAGTAACTTTTAGTGGATGGCAATCAGATATAAGCTCTAGGACATTAGCTAGTATGGGATTAAAAGCTGGAGATATTGTTACATTTAGATTTTATGTTAAAACAGGATCAAACGAAATACTTGCAATGCTTAAGTTTGGAGCATACAACGGCTCTTATACTGAAATTAGTAGTATATCATCACTAAACTTAGCAGGAATTAATACAGTACTTGCTAATAATGAAGGATATGTAACTATAACTTGTGAAATACCTTCTGTAAGTCTTGCAACTGGTAATACAACTACAAACCCTATAGGACAACCTATTACTAATGTAACATTTAGAATAAGACATAGAACAAATACTTTAACAAGTACAGTTCAATATAAAGAGGCAAAATTTGAAAAAGGTAATAAGGTAACAGATTGGACACCTGCTCCAGAGGATGTTGATTCAAGTATATCTTCAATAGATAGTAAAATAACTACTACAAATAATAAAGTTTCGTCTATAGAAACTAATTTATCTAGTATAACAAGTAGAGTATCTAATGTAGAGAATACAACAGCTACTATAAATGGAAATGTAACTAATTTACAAACTAGAATGAATACTGCAGAGCAAAAAATAACAGCAACTGCCATAACAAACACTATTACAGAGCAAATTAATAATGGTCATATATTAGTAAATACGTCATCTACAAAACTGGATAAGTATGGATTTCATTTTATTAAAAATAATCAAAAACTATCTTCTCTTAAAAATGGTGGTCTTTATGGTTATAATTCAAATAATGGAAAATTTTTAGGTTCTATGCAGCCTATTTTGCCTACAAGTAACTCATATTCTAGTTTTGGATTTTTAGCAAATGGAAACTGTGATATGTTCCAAATTGCATATGCTCCTTCATGGGTAAATGATACAGAGAATATAACTGGAGCAGGATTAACAAGTGTATTTAATATAAATTTTGTAGATAAATCAAGTGCAGGAATTACAAAAGGGGCATATTTGTATACCAATTTAAATCTAACTGGATATTTAGCTATGAATGGTAACAATATAATAGGTGCAAATGCAATAGGTGCATCTGAGTTCCAATGTAATAAATTTTACTCTACAAATGGTGGTAAACCAATTTTGATGGAATACTTAGGAAGCGAATTAAAGATATATCCAACAGTTATAACGGGTAAAATGTATCCTAGTTATAATAATGGTTTAGATTTAGGACAATCTACTCATAGATACAGAACTGTATACTCAGTAAATTCTTTAAATACTTCTGATAGATCATATAAAGAGAATATAGAGTATGTAAATTCAAATATTGGAATATCAAAGTTAAATGAAGATATAACTCTTTTAGATATGCACGAATTTATTAAAAATGATTTACATCTAGCTAAATATAATTATATTGATCAAAAGCATAAAGAATTTGGATTTATAGCAGACGATATAGTATGTACAAAAGTTGGAAGTAAGTTAATCATAGGTAAAAAAGGCGAGTATTCATATAGTGTAGGTAGTTATATAAGTGTAATAGTTGGTGCTTTAAAAACTGAAATTAGATCGGAAGAGCGTCGTGTAGGGAAAGAGTGTAGATCTCGGTGGTCGCCGTATCATTAAAAAAGGAG